AGAACAGTCGGGGCTAAGATTCAGATAGCTCCGGCTCCCTCCCGGCATAATCAGATTTAAGGAGGTTATTTCCATGAAAAAAGTAGAACGTTATTTCTACCCCGCTGTTTTCACTTACGAACCCGGACAGGAAATCGCTGTTGATTTTCCTGATTTAAAATGCGCCACCAGCGGTATCAATGATGATGACGCGCTCTTATCCGCACGGGAGCTCCTCGGCTGCGTCCTTTACGGCCTGGAGGAGGATAAGGAGGATATCCCTGCTCCCACCCCTCTGGCTCAGGTAGCGATCCAGCCGAATGAGCGTGCTGTATTGGTTGATGTCTATATGCCCTCCATCCGCCAGGCTCATGTCAACCGTTCCGTCAACCGTACCGTAACATTGCCCGCATGGCTCAACGCTGCGGCCCTGGAAAGAAATATTAATTTCTCCCAGGTATTGCAGGATGCTTTAAAAACCCAGCTCCATCTCGGATAAAGACAGGTTCAAAAAACCACCTGATTCAAAACCAGGTGGTTTTTCCATCTTATTTTCTTTTCCTCTTGATCGTCCCAATCGGAACGTGCCATAATCTCTTCCCGATATAGAACACAACCAGCCCGATGAATACCAGTACCGCAAATTCGGGAGTACAAAACATGCACAGCAGTAAAATAATCCCCGTGATCAACTGTATCCAGGCTTTTCTTCTCTCCTTCATGCTTCATCCCTCCCCGCTTGCTTTTCATCCATTATAGCATGCGCCATGCTATAAGTCCAGCAACGACACCTTCCTTTTTTCCTCGAAAATGCACCTTTTCATCTTGAAATTATGGAACCATTTGAAATGGGTATACAACTCCAGCCACTTTCCCAGGTACATCCTGGAGACTTCCTTTTCTGTATACCCCATCTGCAGCCCCATGAACACCAGCCACGCAAAATCTAACTGTCTGCTTCCCTCTTCCGGCTCTTCTGATCCTGCGTGGTCTTCTCGTTTTTTAGTTCGAAACACCGATAATATTCCTCGTGGAGCTTCAGCGCAAGTCTTACCGGGCTGATATCCACCTTGCGGGCGATCTCATTCCTGGAATAAGATCGCGGCTCCCGGCCTTCCTTCTCCGCCGCGATCTCCTCGCCTTCATTTACCATGAAGAAGAGCGCCGTGTTCACGGCCGGGATATCCGGCATCTGAAATTCTGTCTCCACGTTTCCCTCTTCATCCATGACCTTTTCCCCTTCCGCATCCAGTATCGGAACCCATGGGTAAATCTTTGTTTCAAATGTATCCAGGGATCCGAACTCATCCTGAATCTTTTCCAAGACCACCAGGTCACACTTAACCGGGTACTTTTCCCCGGACAGTTCAATATACTTTAATTCCTCAAACATGTCTTACCTCCTGTTCAGACAGTCTCCCCGCCGTTTTCTTCTCCTCCTGTTTCCTCACCGCCCGATTCACCGCCGGTTGTTCCTCCACTGGTTCCTTCATCTTCCGTGCCATCGCCTCCGGGCTTTCCGCTCTCATCTACACCACCAGAAACCTCACCTTCTCCGGAGCCTCCTCCGCTTCCTGATTCTCCGCCCCCTTCCGGTGTCTGAGCCTGCTTGATTCCGGCCATTTCATCAATCCAGTCCTGGGCCTCCTTCTCCGTATCGTAGATCCTAGTTTCTTTCCACAGGTTATCATCAATCCCGATTGCCTGTCCTCCAATAGAAGGCGTCTGGTACTCAATGTTGTCCCCTTTCGTTTTGAAGCTCTCCTGCCCTTCCGCAAACTTCACTTTATAGATCCACATCGCAACATATTTCTTCAGGCCGTCCACCTTTTCATCCATATAGATCCCTAGCCCCACATAATTGGATGAATCCGTTGTCCTGTTTTTGATGGATGTACCGCTTTCCCCCTCTTTGGAAACCTCATGCCCAAACATGACCTTATGTGCCTGGATCGGCAGAGTATCTGTCCCCAGCGTTACGTCCGCGTACTTAAATTCCTTATCGGATTCTAATTTTTTGTTATCCGCAAACAGTGACCCCTCCGCATACTGCGGGCTGATATCCAATGCCATCGCTTTACCGCAAGTAAAGCCGTCCGTATACTTCGGAGTCCCCGCGCTTTCATCCAGTTTCGCTACCGTTGGTTTTGCTAATCCTACATATGCCATAACCTATTCCTCCAATTCTTCCTCAATGTCACACTCAAAGACGAGGTGACGCTTCTTCGCTTCTCTCAGTACCGTAACCTCTGGATAGGTAAAGCCCTGCTGATGCAGCGCCCTCCGCACCTTGTTTTTCAGTTCGATGAAATTTTCTTCTGCCGGGACGTAAAGGTGTACCTGTACGCTTGCCCTGACTGCTGCCGGCGCATTGTCGGCATAAAAATCAGCCCTTTCGTCCGCGTAATTATACACAAAAAAATGTTCCTCACTGCCCTCATAGATATCCGGAGCGTGAGGAAATCCAAAGGGCTTGATCGCCGCTATAATCTTTTCAAATTCCGTCATCCTTTTGTCTCCCTGTCAAATACTTCCTGCATCTTTTTCAGCACCGGCTCTTCCGCCGTATGGACGGCCGGGGTCAGGACAGGCGTTGCCGCCTGCCGTCCGCCCACGCCGTATTCCAGGGCTGCCATCTTCTCCATATTCCTCACTCCGTCTTTATCCTTCCCCGTGGGGCGCACGCAGATATAATACCCCTTCTGGTTCCTGGATGCCCCGGACGGTTTTATGGAATCGACCATTGCCCCTGTGTCCTTATGTGCAGACGCACCCTTCACCACAGCGTCCTCCAAGATGGGAACGGCCTCTTCCAGCATCACCGGGGCCAGCCTCTCCGCATCCAGCGAAGAGAGTTCCTTCATCAGGTCGTCAATGCCTTCCACTTCAAATTGTGCCATTCTGCCTCCTTTCGCAGGTCAGGACCATACTCATTGACCTGTCCCTCCGGTATGTCCGCCTGACCTCGTAAATGCTTCCGTCTGATTCATCCATCAGGCTGCCCTCCCCGGAATAATTACAGGCCAGGATCTCAATATTCTGATCCGCTGTATACCCTTCCTGGGATGCCAGGATCTCATCATTCCGGGTCACATCCGTAAAGCTGGCCGGGATGCTCTCTGAAAGTTCCCCCGCCGGCTGGTAAAACCCGTCTTTGTCCTGAGTGCTGTTTCCTTTTTTTAGAAACCTGATACTTCCATTCCACATCAGGAACCACCTTCTTCCAGGGAAAGCCGGAATACTTTCTTCCGGTAGAGCTGCAGGTACTTCTCCGTGTCCGTGCGGTCGTTTCCCAGGTATGCCTTTACATACAGGCTGACCGCCGTGACCACGCCCTCATAGTCATCCGTATTTACAAGGAGCCGTTCCGGAACCCCGGATGCGGCCATATCCGCCAGGCAGTCTTTGATATACAGCTCAATGTCCGCGTCATAGACTGTAACGGATCCCGCAATCCCGCATCTGTTTTTCACGATTTCTAACATGATATCTCATCTCCTGCTGCCTGACGGCCATTCTTATTTTGCTGCCGGCGTTTCCCCGCCTGCTACTGATGCATCGTCGATCGTGATCTCCCCGTTCACAAACGCCTGGTCATCCTTCATCTGGCAGTCCTCCCGTTCAATCGCCCGGAACAAGGTCAGGTCCTCCTCAAAAGCGTTCAGGCTTCCCGCTGAGGCAATGTTGGAGGAAATGATCGTAAGCTGCTTCCTGTCGAAGAACTTGATCCCTTCTTTCAGGTCACCGATGACCATCGGTATCTTCCTCTTCTTTGCCGTAGCTACGTCAGAAGGGAAATCCGCGTTCGGGATCACTTCCACCGGGACCACCGTTGCGCCGGCGCAAAGCCGCATCTGCATCGGGTCGGCCGGATTCGGCTGCAATAAATACTTCCCGTCGGAATCTTTGAGCGTATCCAGATACTGCAGCCCGTCATCATTCGTCACAATCCTGGATGTGGACTTGAAAGCCGCTCCCAGTGTAACGTTCAGTGCCTTCTTGATATCGTCCAGCCCGGACAATGCCGTTTTTTCCTTCTTATTGATCACGGTACGGATGATCTGATTCCTGGTCACACGGGATTCGTCACCGATCCAGGTGATCAGCACAGAGCTGATGTTGGCGTCAGAATCCTCAAACAGCTCATTGGTCACCGGGAAATATCCCGCATACTTTTTGATCTCATAATCCATCCGCTCAAACTGCGGGGTATCCTTCTTTGGAACCTTTCCGCCCTCCCCGATCTGGGTGAAGCCGGTCTGCTGCGTCCTCTTTTTAAATGTCCTGGAACCTTTATTCGTGGCAACAGACTCCACATCCACCAGATTGATCAGGGACGCCTTCGCCTCCCGTCTTTCGTTAATCCTTGTCTGGATATCCTCCGGTACCGTATATCCGCCGTCCGGATTGCTGCCCTCGCTCATATCATCAGACACCCGGAACCTTCTCCTTGCGGCATTGGCAAACTCATGCACGGCATCTTTCGGAACTCCAGGCTCTTCCGGATCTGTCCCCCCTGACGGAGCTGTCTCCGCGGTGCCTGCTGCCGCGCGGTTCCGCATTTCCTCCAGGCCATCATCATCCAGGTCTTTGAGCAGGTCAAACTTATTCTGCATTTCTTTCAGTTCATTCTTCTCTGCCAGTGCCTCCTCCAGGCTTCCTGCTGCTACCAGGTTCTGGATCGCCAGCTTCTTTTCATTGATCGCATTCAGTAATTCCAATAACTTTTTATTCATCTTGTTTCTCCCTTCCACGAAGAAAGACTTAGACGCCGTACAGCTCCAAGTCTCCCAGAATCTCTTTTTTCAGTTTCTCGTTTTGATCGGCTTCCGCCTTTTCCTGGATGACCCTCTGCCGGATCTCTTCCGTCAGCCGGAGTCCGTCATAGGCATTTGTGACCTGCATCCCGGCCCCCAGGGTTTCATCCGCAAATCCCATCTCGATCGCCTGGTTTGCCGTCAGCCAGGTCTCCCGGTCCATGATCTTCAAGATCTCTTCCAGGGGTTTCCCGGACTTCTCCGAGTAAGAACTGGCCAGCGCTGCGTTCAGCTCCTTCAATGCCTTGGCCCGCTTTTCATACAGGTGATAATCTCCGCTTGTGTACCCGCTTCCGGTTACGTTGTGGATCATGATCATCCCCACCGGGCTGATCAGTACACGGGCGGCCCCCATGGCCGCCACACCGGCAGCACTGCCCGCCAGGCTGTCGATCTCCGCAACAGAGTTCTTACATTTTCTCAGGAGCGTGTAGATCTCCTGGCCTGCGTATACATCCCCGCCCCCACTGTTCACGAGCACGCGCAGCTCCTCCCCCGGATCCAGCGTATCAATTACGGACTTGATATCGTTCGGGCATGTAGATTCCCATTCCAGCCAGTCATAGATCCATTTGGTATCATTGTTGATAATGTCACCCCTGATCTTCGCTTCCTTCATTTCCTTCACCTTCTTTCCTGTATTGCTGTCCTATCATAGTGATCGGCATATAGTTTCCATTCACCATCAGGATATCGCCTCCATCCTTCTGCGGAAGATCCAGATATTCCCTTGCCTCGTTTGCCGTATAGATGCCATTATTTACCGCAGACGCCAGATTTTCCATCT